TTAACGAAGAAGAATACACCAGCTTGCAAAATGAGATTGAAAATTTGCTGAAAATGTACATCGATATTGTCAATAAGTCAATTTATGCGCACTACTCAAGCATCGGCGCAATGTTGTTTGATTTAGGAATGGTGAATAGCATTCATAATACCAAGCGAATTAAAGCAATAACAGAATGGTTAAGGGCTTGTAACGAAAAACCTAATTCACCGTGGGGGAATTACGAAACGCGAGCCGCAGCCTTCCCCGAGGAAACAACCGCGGAATATCTAACATTCAAGACGGGTAAAGAATGGCGCACGGATAGCGCAAGAGGTTACTCGCAAGGTGATTATGTGAAAATGGTTTACTGTTCGGAACATTATAAAGACGGAGTAAAGAATTACGGGGAAATATGGTTAGGCGCGGGGAAGGAATTTTACACGATTAAATTAGATGAAAACGGTGAAGAAACAGACACCTGTTACGGGTATATTATCGCGGACTGCCAAGCGCGAACAGATGAAGATTACAAGAGGATTGTTTGTGAGTGGGCAGGAATACCAGAAGACGAGACAATTCTTGAAATGATAGAAGATAGCAGAACATATACGAAATACAGCTATAGAACGGTTAAAGAATGAAAAGAAGGAGGGCTAAACCATGAGAGAATTTGAAAAGCTATGTACAGAGTATCGAGAAAACAAGCGGCTCCTCGAGGAGCTGGAAGCCATGAACGAAAGCCTAAAAAATGATATTATCGCTCTTATGGGAGACCGGGAAACAGTCATAGAGGGAAGCACTAAAGCTATTTATAAAACCGTCACGAGTTCAAGGCTTGACGGTAAAGCCCTAAAGGAAGCCCTACCAGATATTGCACAAGCCTTCACCACGGAAACACAATACAAGCGTTTCACAATCGTATAAAAGGAGGGTTATATTATGCGCAAAGTTTCAGTAACGGTTATTTATAAAGACAATACGCTTTATAATCTAACAGTCAATCATAAAGGGAGTTTAATTAATTTAGTGTCGTATGATGGAACAAACGAAAAGCAGCCTTACGGAAAATGCACTTTTCAAACAATGTATAAATCAATATTAAACATACTGAAGAACAATAATTTCTATTGTAGTTATTATGAGCAATTCGGGCAGCGTTGGTATGATATACAGTTTATCAATTTAGAAAACCCAGTAAATATTGAAAAATTTGGAATGGAGGCCAACAGATGCTAGTGGTTTTATGTATATTAATTTTCCCGCTCGTGCTCATATCCGAATTACTGATACAAAATAAATAATTGCAGCCCCGGTTAATATAGCCGGGGTTCTTTTGTGCCTTGCGTTGGTCGTATGTGGCGGCTTGCGTGGGGCTTTTCTTTGCCTTGATTCCTTGCGTTGCTTCCTTGCGTTGATTCCTTCCAGATAAACGTAAAGTATAATCAAGATTAAATGCAAGCCATGCGGCTAGTCGTGAGTACGAAAGGTTGACAACAATACCCCCGGAGGGGGATATACAAAAGCATCCTACGGGGGCAGGGAGTGGCTTAAATATCCCAAAAAAATAAAAAGGCTACTTTTCAATAAATTACTTGACAATAAAACACTTGACAACAAATCACTTGACATATATAATTAAGGTATCAAACAAAGGAGGTATCTATCATGCGAGGTAGAGACATAATGAAAGCCATAATGGAACAGGAAGAAATCAAAAACGCTGAATTGGCAAAGAAATTGGAAGTCAGTAATGCTGCTATTTGGGAGAGATTGAACAATAAGAACGTGAAAGACATACCAGTATCATTGATGAATGAAATGGTGCGAGCTATGGGTTACAAAGTAATCGTTGTTCCTATCGATTGTAGGATTCCAGAAAAAGGATATGAGGTCACTTCTGAGTCTTCTACGAAGGAAAAAGTAGATTCAGATGCTCTCCTATCTGACAATAAAACACTTGACAATGAATTACTTGACAATGAAACACTTGACGAATAATCGGAAGGTGAGACAAAATCTGAACAGTATGAACAGTAGTGAACAGTACGTTTTTTGCTACTGTTCACCCCGAAACCCTTGAAAACGTTAGTCTTTTCCGCTTTCTGAACAGATGAACAGTATTTTCCTCTAAAACTATTGCATACGTATATATGTATATAGAGATTAGTTTTTCGCTAAATTACTGTTCATCTGTTCAGAATTTCCGCAAACCCTTATGTATCAAGGCTTTGCAGGCGAACAGTATGTTTTAACTACTGTTCACTTACTGTTCACTACTGTTCGGATATATTGGTAAGACAACATGGTATAAGGTGTTCAAAGAGAAAAAAAATTTCTCTAATACCGATTGTGATATAATCTAAAGTGTGTTACAATGTAATAAAATACAAAAGGAGGATAATTGATATGGTGTTGAATAACATTGAAATTGAAACAAAAGTAAAGTGTTTAGAAGCTGGTATTACACAGGAACAGCTCGGAGTGAAGGTCGGAACGACAGGACAGTATGTCAATCGCATTATTAAAAAGAAAGATGGTCTTATAAACAAAACGTTTGTGAGCATGATGGAATCTCTCGGTTATGACATTCAACTTACTTATGTTCCAAAAAAGGAGGGCTGATTATGATTTGTCCTAAGTGCAAGTCGAATAACGTTCAAATACAAGTCAAAAACAGCAAAAATCCAATAATGACAGGCTGTGTTTTGTTCTTTGGAGGAATAAGCTTGATGTTTTTAGGTGTCATGGGTTTAGTAATCGGTCTTGCGATTGGATTTGCGATAGGTGCTGTATTAAAAGCACTAATGCCGACACAGCACGAATCAATAGCAGTATGTCAAACCTGTGGAACATCTTTCAATCCGCAAGAGCAACCAGTAGTTATAGAAAATATACCAAAGGTTGAACAGACGAATGTAACAGGAAACACTACGCTTATCATAAACAGGTGCAAAAATCAATGTGGTTCTGCTATTTCGCTTAATGTAAGAGTTGATGATTTTCAAACCTATACATTAACGAATGGCTCAGCAATCAGCATAAACGTAAGCGAAGGAAATCATACCATTCATTACGCACAAATAGGCGGTGTAGGCAAGAAAAAGAGAACAGGATTTTACAATATATCTGTTTCTGATAATAAAACAAACAGAGTGAACATAATGTTTACATCAAAAGGATTAAGTATAACGGAGGGAAGTCATGCGTGAGTTATTGCAAGCTATATACTCTCTCGTTTCTGATGGTACGGATTATAATGCTTATCAAGACTTAAAAGATTCTTGTCGTGAGTGTATGAAAACAGATGTTCCGCTTGCTGTTGAATATTTGAAAAAATTATCAGATAGGTTGGAGGAAGTCATACCAACCATCGAGGATATAGATAAAATGAGAAAGATGTACTCGCTTCATAAATCCGTACTACTTGTTGCAGCACCTCACGATTTCGAAAGTTATATCTTATATATCGAATCGAATCGAGAGCCTGAGAAGAAGTTCTACCCTCCTCGGAGAAAGGCCCTTCGCCCTGTCGTTGAAGCACTGCAAGATTTGGTGGACGATAAGCTGGACTTACTGGCAGTGTCCCTCCCTCCAGGTTGCGGTAAGACAACACTTGCTATCTTCTATCTAACTTATCTCGCAGGGAGAATCCCGGACGAACCCATGCTGACAGGCTCTCACTCGAACAGCTTCGTGCGAGGGGTGTACGATGAATGTCTGCGAATTATGGACAAAGACGGTGACTACCTGTGGCACGATGTATTCCCTCTCGTAAATGTGGTAAACACCAATGCTAAGGACTGTCGTATCGACCTCGGAAAGCGTAAGCGTTTTGAGACACTGGAATTTACCTCTATCGGTACAGGTAACGCTGGTCTGTATCGTGCTGCTACCCTTCTCTACTGTGACGATTTAGTAAGCGGTATAGAAGTGGCATTATCGAAGGAGCGTCTTGATAAATTGTGGGAGACATACACCACTGACCTCAGACAGCGAAAAATAGGTGACAAGTGTAAGGAGCTTCATATTGCTACTCGTTGGTCTGTTCACGATGTTATTGGGCGGCTTGAGAATCAGTATGGGGATTCCGACAGGGCGAAGTTTATTGTCGTACCAGCAATGAACGAACAGGACGAATCGAATTTTGACTATGCCTATGGTGTAGGATTCAACACGAATTTCTACAAAGAGCAGAGAGACATTATGGACGATGTGAGCTGGAAAGCACTTTACATGAATCAGCCTATTGAGCGCGAAGGCCTTCTCTACCATGAGGACGAATTGAGACGATATTTTGAGCTTCCTTCCAATGCCCCGGACGCTATCATTGCTATTTGTGATACGAAGGATAAAGGTAAAGACTACGCATTTCTCCCAGCGGCATGGGTATACGGACAGGATTATTATATTAACGATTGTGTCTGCGACAATGGGCTTCCGAACATCGTAGACGCAAGACTGGTCGAGATTCTTGTCCGAGATAAGGTAAACTCCTGTCGTTTTGAATCAAACTCTGCCGGAGGTCGAGTTGCCGAGAAGGTACAGACTGAGGTCAAGGCTAAAGGTGGTATCACTCATATTACAACAAAGTTTACTTCTACCAATAAAGAGACAAAAATAATTGTCAATTCATCGTGGGTTAAAGAGCATTGTCTGTTCAAGGACGAATCTATGTATCAGAAAAACAGTGACTATGGTAAAATGATGAATATGCTCTTGTCCTACACAGTAGCCGGAAAAAATAAGCATGATGATGTTCCCGATGGTATGGCGATGCTGGCTGAGTATGCACAAAGTATGAGTGGAAGTAAAGTCGAGGTATTCCAAAGACCGTGGTGAGTTGAAAGCAAGAAGAAACACAACAATTTGTGTTATTTTCTGTTGACAACCACAAGATATGTGATATACTGTAAGTGTAATAATAGAATAATTATGTTGATGCGTTATCGCAAGTGTTTTTACACAAACGATAACGCGCTTTTTTTTATTTTTGGAAGACGGGAGGGATATTGTTGAGCGCAAAAGAGATGTACGGCAGAAAAGTCATTACAACGGACGCTACTGTAATCACCGATGCCAATATCATTTCCGAACTGGACAAGGCGATGAACATTCACCGTCTAAATCGTAGCGAAATCATCTACTTGTGGGACTATTACCGTGGCAAACAGCCCGTTCTGGGACGCACAAAACAGGTTCGCCCCGAAATCTGCAATCGCATTGTGGAAAATAGAGCGAATGAGATTGTTTCATTCAAAGTTGGCTATCTGTGTGGTGAACCCATTCAGTATGTCGGGCGTAGTGGCGATGATACCGTTACAATGTCAATCTCCAAGCTGAACGAGTTGATGTACAGTGAGAACAAAGCCAGTCAAGACAAAGAGATTGTCGAGTGGCAGATGATTTGTGGTACTGCGTTCAGACTGGTTCTTCCCGATGAGCCGATTGACCTGGACGATGCGCCATTCGAGATGTACACGCTCGACCCTCGTGAGAGTTTTGTGGTGTATGCAAACGACATCGGCAATAAACCGATTTTCGCTGTTAAGTACAGCACAGACGATTTGGGTATTCATACGTTCTCTATTTATTCCAAAAACCACTTTTGGAAAGTTAAGGACACAAAGATTATTGAGAGTAAGCCCCATGCACTCGGTGTTGTACCCATTTTTGAGTACCCCGCAAATAACGCACGGCTTGGCTCGTTTGAAATTGTCCTGCCCCTATTGGACGCTATCAACAGTGTTGCAAGCAACCGTCTTGACGGTATGGAGCAGTTCATACAGGCTTTTATCAAGTTTGTGAATTGCGACATTACAGCGGAAGATTTTTCTGAACTGAAAGAATTGGGTGCTATCAAGGTCAAGTCTACTGATGGCGCACAGGCTGATGTGGATATTGTATCGAACGAACTTAATCAAGACCAGACACAAACAATGGTCGATTATATGTACCAGACCGTGCTTACGATTTGCGGTATGCCTAACCGCAACGGTGGAAGTTCCACGAGTGACACAGGCTCAGCGGTTCTCTTACGGGATGGTTGGTCACTTGCCGAAGCGAGAGCAAAGGACAGCGAACTTATGTTCAAAAAGTCCGAACAGGAAATGCTCAAACTGGTTCTCCGCATTTGTCGTGATATGGGTTCTGTGAATATCCGTGTTAAAGATGTGGCTATGCAGTTCTCTCGTAGAAATTATGAGAACATTCAGAGCAAGAGCCAAGTGCTTGTGTCGATGCTCCAACAGCCGAAAATACATCCCCTGTTGGCGTTTAAGCATTGCGGTCTTTTCGTTGATGCCGAAAATGCTTATACCATCAGTGAAAAATATTACGATGAGCAGATGGAACAGGCGGCACAACTGGCTCAGACCAAGCCACCCACGGATGGTAATGAATGATTTTAAGCGGCTTGTCCGTTTAAGATAGCTTAGAGGGAACTAAGGGTAAATAAACGCAAGGTCAAGACAAGACTTAAAAACGGAAAACAAAGACAGGGAAGTCTATAAAACGCAGGAGGATTTCAAATGGACATTAAAGCACTGTTGGGCGATGCCTACAAAGAGGGTATGACACTTACGGAAATCGAAACGGCTCTTGCCGCTGTCGAACTTCCCACAGACAACACCGAAATCGAACGGCTGAAAGCGGCTGTTTCAAAGAGCAATTCCGAAGCGGCTGAACTGAAAAAGCAACTCAGAACAAAGCTGACTGAGGACGAAGCGGCGAAGCTGAAAGATGCTGAAGATAGGGAGAAATTGCAGAGTGACTATAATGCGCTTCTGAAAAAGGTCACGATATCAGAGAATAAGGCAAAGCTGTTGGGTATCGGCTATGACGATAAGCTGGCAGAGGAAACTGCCGAAGCTATGGCGAACGGTGAACTCGAAAAGGTGTTTACCAATCAGAAAAAGCACATGGAAAATCTAGAAAAGAAAATCCGTGCCGATGTTCTGAAAGAAACCCCTAAGCCCGCCCCCGGTGGAGATGGTAGTAAAGGAATTACACAGGAGCAGTTCGATGCTATGGGCTACACCGAACGGCTTAAAGTGTTCAACGAACAGCCCGAACTATATAACGAATTTACAGGAGGTCTTGAATAATGGCTAATGAAACTATTCTTTCCAGCATTATCAATCCGCAAGTTCTTGCGGATATGATTGAGCGAAAGCTGGTCAATGAAATGAAGTTCACCCCGCTCTGTAAGGTGGACAATACTCTGGTAGGTCGAGCAGGCGATACCGTCACGCTCCCTCAGTACGCATATATTGGCGATGCTGCCGATGTTGCGGAACTCGCAAACATTTCTATCTCTGAGCTTACTGCTTCTACACAGGCGGTAAAGGTAAAGAAAATCGGTAAGGGTGCAACTATCTCCGATGAAGCGGTTCTATCCGGCTACGGTGACCCCGTTGGTGAGATTGGTAAACAGCTTACAGTTTCTATCGCAAGCAAGGTGGATAATGATGTTCTGGCGGCTCTCGCCGACGCAACATATCTCCATCCTGTTGTGACAGTCACTCCAGCAGAGGTCAATCTGGCTCTTATTAAGCTGGGTGAGGACTACGAAGGTGACAAGTACCTATTTGTGAGTCCTGCGTCTTATGCGGCTATCCGTGCTTCTGCGGATTGGCTACCTGCTTCTGAGGTTGCTGCCAATATGATGATTGCAGGCGCGGTCGGTATGATTTACGGCTGTGTTGTCGTAGTCACCAACAAGATTGCAACTAACAATGTTGCGTACATCGTTAAGCCGGGAGCAGTTGCTCTTTTCATGAAGCGTGGCACTCTTGTTGAGAGTGACCGTAACATCGTGAACAAGTCTACTACATTTACAGCCGACAAGCATTATGCGGCTTATCTGTATGACGCTTCTAAGGTTGTGAAGATGGGTGCGGCAACTCTTACCGCTCTTACTGTTACACAGGATGCGGATATCGCAAGCTCAAAGGCTTCTTTCAGCGTTGATGGTTTCCCTACCAATCTGCCGTATGGGTGGAAAGCCTACTGTGCGACTGGTCTTGCTTCTGCTATTTCTGTTGCGGTTGGCGATGCGTATAGTACTGTTTCTGCCACATTTGGTACGGCTTACGAACCAGGTACGCAGTATGCAGCAGTCAATGCTAAGGTATTTCAAGTTATCTACATTGATGCCGATAGCAAGATTCGTGCAAGCGGCAATGTAGCGATTGCGACTTCCATCTAAGGTAATGTGACGAAAGGAGGAATACGGCTATGACCGATACCGAAAAGCTGGTTATGCTTAAAGTGATGGTGGGTATCACTGACACTACAGATGATGCGGCTCTAGCTGTGTTCCTCACTCTTGCCGCGAGAAAAATTTTGAGCCGCGCATATCCCTATGACCACTCCGTGGTAGTTGTTCCTGTACAGTATGACACTCTCCAATGTGAGATAGCTGCGTATCTGTGGAACAAGCGAGGTGCGGAAGGACAGACTGCTCACACTGAAAATGGTATCAATAGGCAGTATGAAAATGCTGACGTACCGTCCTCGATGCTCAAGTCAGTTACCCCTTTTTGTGGGGTGATACGATGAAGTGCATGGATAGAAACAGGGTGAAATTCTTCTACGCTCTCTATGAGAATCGAGTTCCTATTACAGACGAATACGGTAATGTAACAGGGGAGTACGAAGTTCTACATGGGAATCCGATTGAGTTCTTCGCCAATGTTTCTGCCGCACAGGGGGAAGCTACCACAAGAATGTTCGGAGATAACGAATCCTACGACAAGGTAATTGTTATGGATAACGAAGCTCCTTCACTCGACATTTATTCTGTTTTATGGGTAGACACAGTTCCACTACTCGACAATACTGGGGCTTTAGCCCTTGATGAATCTGGGAAGGTTATTACCCCCTATGACTACATCGTGAAGAAGGTCGCAAAGAGTTTGAACAGCGTGTCTATTGCAATAAGCAAGGTGGCGGTCAGTGGGTAAGAAGAAAATCACAATCGGATTATCCGAACAGGACCTTGATAGAGCCATTCGTGAGATGGCACATTATAAAGCAGAGTTCACACGAAAAGTCGAACTCCTCCGAGAGAAAGTCGCAGACCGATTAGCTGTGGAAGCACAAACCGGGTTCAACGGGGCGGTCGTTGACGATTTAATTAAGGAAGAGCCGAAATTCGCAGATGTGAAAGTATCGGTTGATAATCGAGCAAATCTTTCAGTCGTAGTTGCGAGTGGCGAAGACGCAGTGTGGGTTGAGTTCGGTGCTGGTGTACATCATAATAGCTCTCCCGGCAGTTCCCCTCACCCTAATGGTGCGGAGCTGGGTTTCACAATCGGTAGTTTTGGTAAAGGTAATGGTAAAAAGAAAGCATGGGGTTATTACGAGGATGGCGAATTGAAGCTCACTCGTGGTACTCCGGCAACCATGCCGATGTACAGAGCTGTGCAAACCGTTTGTAACGATATTCAAAGTATTGCAAGGGAGGTGTTCGGGTGATTGATATCGAAAACGAGGTATTCAGTATTATATCCACGAAAGTTCGTGAGGAATATGCTGGTATTTTCGTAACAGGTGAGTATGTAAAATCACCACCATCTTTCCCTTGTGTGTCGTTACTTGAAGCAGATAACGCAATTTATCGTAGCACGAGAACGACCGATAGCATGGAGAATCACGCAGAGCTTTTGTATGAGGTAAATATATATTCCAATAAGACAAAGGGAAAAAAAGCTGAATGTAAGGATATTGCTTCCATTATTGACAGCGAATTTGCAAATATGGGATTTACAAGAATCATGCTTAATCCAATTCCTAACGAGGAAGACGCAACAATCTATCGAATGGTTGGTAGATACAAAGCAATCGTATCAAAAAACAATATGATTTATAGGAGGTAAACAATCATGGCTATTAGCACATATAAAATTTTTCTAATGAAGAAAACGGACGCTACATGGAGCAAACTTATTGACATTAAGGAGTTCCCAGATTTGGGCGGTGCTCCCGAAATGTTGGAAACAACAACGCTGTCTGATAATATGCAGACTTATATTCCGGGTATTCAGTCTTTGGACGCTCTTGAGTTCTCGGCAAATTATACCAAGGACGATTTCACCGCTTTGAAGGCACTGGACGGTGTTGACAACGAATACGCTGTATGGTTCGGTGGTACGGAAAGTGGTGATACAATCACACCTACTGGCACTGACGGAAAGTTCAAATTCAACGGTCAGCTTTCAGTATTCCCGGTTGGTGGTGGTGTAAATGAGGTTGTCGGTATGACAATCACTATCGCACCTTCTACACCTATCACAATGGATACAACAGTGTAAGAAAATAAGGAGGATTTAGTATTATGGCTAAACAGTTGAAATTCACTTTCGAGGATAAAGAATATGTCCTTGAATTCACTCGCAGAACAGTCACAGAAATGGAGAAAAAGGGATTCATTGCATCAGAGGTTGAGAATAAACCTATGTCCACCCTTCCTGCTCTTTTCGAGGGTGCGTTTCTTGCACACCACAGATTTGAGAAAAAGGAGAACATTGATAAGATTTTCGCCAAACTGACTAACAAGCAAGAGCTTATCGGCAAGCTGGCAGAAATGTATAACGAACCGATTATGGCACTCGTTGAAGAACCCGGAGAATCCGAGGGAAACGTGGACTGGGCAGCGAGCTTCTAAGTGGTTCACTGTCCACCGAAGACGAATCCGCAGTAAAGGGAAGTGGAGAGAAATTTGCTTCCACTTCCCCTTTTCCTTATACGGATATATTTTACAAACAATTTTCTTATTATCTATCCATCGGAATGACCGAGGAGCAATATTGGGATAGAGATTGCTTGTTGGTGAAGTATTACCGTGAAGCTGAGGAACTAAGAAACGAAAAATTGAATCAGCAAGCGTGGTTACAGGGTCTGTACATCTATGACGCAATTAATCGTGTAGCTCCTATCTTACACGCTTTTGCTAAAAAAGGGACAAAAGCCAAACCTTATGTCGAACAGGCTTATCCGATTTCCAAAAGGTCAGCTCAAGAAGCAAAGGAGAATGAGGAAAAGGCTAAAGCACAAAAGGGAATACGCTTTATGGAAGCGTACATGGTGCAGAATAATAAACGATTTGAAGAAAGGAAGTGAGTTTAATGCCAACTACAATCGAATCTCTTGAATTAGAGGTACAGTCGAGTTCAACCTCGGCTATAGGTGGTATAGACGCTCTTTCCGCTTCTTTGTCTAAGCTGAAAAATGCAGTGAAGGGCGGTGTTGGACTAACGAGCGTGACGAATCAGCTCAAGGACATCAATACCGCCCTTCAAGGCATTAATAGTTCCTCTGCCGGAAAACTAGACACTCTATCCAATAGTTTGTCAAAGCTGTCAGGGTTAGGGAATATCAAGATTTCTTCCTCGATTGCAAATCAGATTAGAAATCTCGGAACTACCGCTACATCTTTGAATGGTGTTGACTTTTCGGGTATCCGTAGATTGGGAATGTCATTACAGCCTTTAACCACTCTCGGAAAGAGCAACCTCGCTCCGTTCGTTACGCAGTTGGGTAAGTTGCCACAGTTGGCACGGACACTCAATGCTATGAATATTCCGCAGTTTGCAAGCCAGTTGAATCAGTTATCAAACGCTCTTGCTCCGCTGGCAAGTCAGTTGAACACGGTATCTACTGCGTTCTCAAGACTTCCGACAAATATTAAAAGAACAGTCACTGCTACAAATGCGATGGCTACTGCGAATAACACTGCTTCTGCGAGCTATATAAATCTGTGGGCTAAGTTGAGAATGGCTCGTGCCGCTGTTATGGGCATGGCGAGAGTTATTGCTTCGTGGATTACAGAATCAAACAGTTACATCGAGAATTTGAATCTGTTCACAGCTTCTATGGGTGAGTATACAGAGCAAGCAAAAGCCTACGCGGGACAAGTAGCAGATATTATGGGTATTGACCCTGGTGAGTGGATGAGAAATCAAGGTGTCTTTATGACAATCACGAAGGGCTTCGGTGTGGCAAGTGACAGGGCTTATATCATGTCAAAAAACCTCACACAGCTCGGTTATGATTTATCATCCTTCTTCAACATTCCTTTTGAAGACTCTATGCAGAAGTTGACTTCGGGTATATCCGGTGAGCTTGAACCTCTCCGTAGATTGGGTTTTGACCTCTCGGTTGCGAGACTACAACAGGAAGCATTGAACCTTGGTATCACTGAGAGCGTAAGTGCTATGACACAGGCTGAAAAAGCACAACTTCGATACTATGCAATAATGACACAGGTTACAACAGCTCAAGGCGATATGGCTCGTACCTTAAATGCTCCTGCTAACCAACTTCGTATTTTGAAGTCACAGGTCGTACAGGTCGCACGAGCTTTAGGTAATGTTTTCATTCCTATCTTAAATGCGGTTCTTCCATATCTGATAGCATTTGCAAAAGTTCTTCGCATGGTTATCAATCTTATCGGAAAGTTCGTAGGATTTACGCTTCCCGAAATAGATTATTCCGGCATTTCTGCTGGTTCGGACGCTGTAGGAGATTTGGCAGATTCAGAGGGAGACGCAGCAAAGGCGGCAAAGAAGCTAAAAAAGGCTTTGCTCGGTATTGACGAACTTAATGTAATTTCTCCTAATGATGGTTCATCGAGTGGAAGTGGCTCTGGTATAGCAACAGGAAGCGATTTGGGATTTGAACTACCGGAATATGATTTCTTAGACAATGCAATCAATCAGCAAGTTGATGAATTGGTTAAGAAATTCAAAGAATGGATTGGTCTCACAGATGATATAGACACATGGGCTGAATTTTTCCATACCAACTTAGGTCAAATCCTTATTCTCGTTGGGGAAATTGCGGCTGGTCTCCTTGCATGGCACTTCGCAAAGGGTTTTCTAAACGGTCTCGCATGGTTGCAAAATCTAATGAAGTTAGGTCTAAGCACTCCTCTCACGATAGCTGTTGGACTTGTTCTAACCGTAACCAGTTTAGCGATTGAGTGGACAGGGCTACAAGGCATTATACAGGACGGTATTAACAATCTGAACTTTGGTGAAGTTTTAGGCGGTGGTATAGCTGGTACTTTGTCAATGGCAGTTCTAGGCACAGGAATAGCTAATCTTATTACAAAAGCATTTGCTGGTACTGCTGTTGCGCAAGCAATAACTGCCGCTGGTGGTGGGGCTGCTGGTGCTTTCATAGGTGCGGCTGTCGGGGGAATAGTAACAGGACTTCCAATGTTCGTTGCTGGAGCTTGGTCTGCTCTAAAAAAAGGGCTGAACATGCTGAATGGTATATTGATAACAGCTGGTGCTACGCTCGTTGGTGCTGGCACAGGAGCTGCGATAGGTGCTGCTGTAGGTTCGATTGGAGGACCATTAGGCATGGCAATTGGTGCTTTGATTGGGCTGGTCATAGGTCTCCTCACCGATTTAGGAATTTGGTTATATCAAAATTGGGATTCAGTTTCAGCTTGGTTCGCTAATAAGTGGAGAGAACTTACAGGATGGTGGAATAATACCGCTGTTCCTTGGATGGTGGAATAATACCGCTGTTC